CTTCAATTTTGATATGAAGACGCAGATTTCAGAGAGAAAGAAACAGTGTTTTCCGTTTCGATCCCTGGATCTCGTTATTGACCTGTTGCACAAAGGTTGTGCAGGGTACAAAGCCGCTATTGAAAAGCGAGCCGTCAAAGCATCCCAAGGGTTTCCCCAAGAGACCAAATTTGACGGCACGCGCGGTATTGTACGACAGGTGCTCCTCCGTGCTCTGGCAGACATGCCACGACACGAAGAACTCCGAGGCCTAGCGGACCTCAGTGAATCGCTTACTCAAAGTGATTTCACGCCCACGAACAGCTCTGGTTTTGTGGGGCTAAGCTCGAAATTGACGTCTAACCTTCGTCAAATGGATTTTCGAGTCCTTCATGGCATCTGTAGCCTGAAGGGAGGTGTCTTACTGCAGTTAGACCACCTCGAATGCGTACTTCGCTTTGTACGCGGCTTCTTTGAGCAGCTTGCCGACTCAGGTTTTCTTTCTGAGTATCATGGCGACATCCCTTCTGAACAGTTCTGCAGTGTTCTCCTCAAGCATTCTCATGAGGATCGTGCTGATTATATTAAGTACGCGAAGTGGTGGTCGAGCTCTCTTTTGGCTCATCAGCTCTTAAAGAAGCGCTTTCCGCAGGAAGTAGAAGCACCGGAATCACCGGATTGGGACATGTACGGAGGTACTGTGTCTTGGCTTCGTATGAAACTTCGTAATGCCGTGCACTTTGGTGCATGCGGCCATCGTGGCCGACCGTTGAAGATGTTCCATCTCTTTGCCGGTGTGCAGCAACTGAAGCGTAATTTTCTCCCAGTTGACGAAGCGTATGTGCTTGGTACTTTGAAGAAGCACAAAGGGGCTATGACGCGCCTTCCCGGATTGATGATTTCCGGCTACGTTCTTGCTACCATTCCGCACAATCCTGATCGAGTTCGAGACTCTAGATCGGATTTGCTGCGTAGAAAAGCAACTCCCGCCTCGCCTGACGTTTTCGAACGCGAGGTCACTGCTAAAATGCGGTTAGTCCTAAAAGGCTTTGAACCTTCATTACCTACCATGCTACAGCCCTCTGGCTCTGCATGCTACGAAGCTGGTCGCTCTAAAGGCGGTGCTTCTAGATATGTCGCGGATCAGCATGCTGATTCCTCCCAGTTGGCCCTTTCGGCGTATCCTGGGGAGCTTCTCATGATGGACTTTCGTCCCTCTCATGGAGTTAAGACAATCTATGGTATTCCCTACCCTGAAATGAAGGGTTTGCTAACTAAAAGCACTGCACGATTATTTGCGTATCAACTGTTTAACGCACGTGCTCGGGAAGGACTTGAGTTTCCATACTCACTTACGAAGGACATCGATGAAGATGGTCCCGACAGTTTGAACTGTCGTGTCGCTGCCGTGCTTGAGCCTGGAAAGGTTCGCACTGTTACAGCTGGCGAAGCACTTCCTTACTGGTTATCCCGCTCATTCCAGAAGGATATTCATGCTTACATTCGTAAGATACCGCAGTTCTCTCTCTGTGGTCAGCCTCTTGAGCGCTGGCACCTGAAGTTCCTTGATCGCCTCTCTTCGGAGTATGGCTGTTATCAGGGATTCAGTTTGGATGGTGAGAGAACCGTCTGGGTCTCCGGTGACTATTCCGGCGCGACTGATGAAATTGATATCAGATTAACTCGCGCGTGTCACGGACTCATGATGGATCGTGTTCGGATTTCTTTCAAGAATCAAGGTCTTGATTCCGACACGATAGAGCAGTACATTTCGACTTTGACAGCGTGTATTGAACCGCATATAGTTTCCTATCCGAAGAACTATGTCGAAATGGCGGAGGGTTCCGAGAAGGACCTGTCACCTTGCAGGCAGCTGAATGGGCAGCTGATGGGATCAACCTTGAGTTTCCCTATCCTTTGTCTCGTGAACTTCTGTGTTGGCTGGCTCGCGCTTTGCCCGCACGTTGAAGACTTTCGAAAGGTGCCGATTCTCGTTAACGGCGATGATATTCTCTTCCGCTGTCGAGAGTCTCAGTACTCAGTATGGTGCGACCACATTAAGAACGCAGGATTTCGTCGTTCTGTTGGGAAGAATTTTGCACATGTTGATAAGATTTTCATCAACTCCCAACCGTGGGTCGCCCGCAAACGTACCGATTTTGCGGAGTCGAAGCTTTGTGAGTTCGACTACATTCCCTTTTTCAATACTGGCCTTCTACACGGCCAATCGAAAGTTGCTAAACGTGCTCCGGTTGAAACCGAGGAGTCACAGAAATACCAACCCTTGTATTCGTTGCAGCCTGAGGCTGTGGAGGGTGCAGTTGATCAAGAACGTGCTGTGCGCCGCTTTCATACTGTTCACCGCGAACACCTTAGGTTTGCTTCGGCAAACGGCTTCTTCTCGCATCACGCTCCGCGTGAGTTTTATGGACTTGGAATGGTCCCGACGAAGAACGCCGTTTTCCAGTCCTTCCATCGCAAGATTGCACATGCAGTCATTTTGCGTGGACAGGAGCTCTCTGCTCAAGGGAAGCTCTTTGTTGGAGACGGTAGTTGTTGGAAGACTCGGCATGATTTGTCTCGAGTTCCATCAGCGCTTGCGCTGTACCGTAGTGAAGTCGTGCCGCCTATGAAACACAAACCTAGTGCAAGAGGGTTTACTGTGTTAATGGCGAAAGAGCACGCAGACTTGGGCCTGACGAACGTTGACGTAGTCACGGATGGTGACAATACTATGTTGTGTAATGCAACGCGTCTTTCGGGTCGTCTGAAAAGATGGCTGAAGCAGTTCTCTCGAGATGAGATCGAAGCTGCTCATTATTCGGATGAGTACATGATGTGCGGATTTATCCAGCGCTCTGTACCCTGCTTGAAACCGCATTCGGATCCCAGGTGTAGACGGGAATTGATTCCGACTGTAAAGCATCCAGAAAACGGTGGTGGAGACTTGCCCCACGCCGATCTGTCCGATTTTGCCGTCTTTAACTTGCTCGAAATTCGAGCCTAGGTCCGTGTGAGAGCCTGAGCTGTTGCTCGCTCCTATCACACTGGACATGTGAGTTATGCTTTGACTGTAAAAGCAGGGATAGTCTTTCGTCGTGGTGACCGACGTTAAACTCACTCAAGTATTCGCAACATGGCCAGCGGGAAGCTGGACGGAGGTGCATTAGGGTGTGGGGAGCTCCTGTCTTTTGGACAGTGTACAGAGCGTCGATCCCATCCGACCACATCACGTAAGGCCTAACGTCTTATGGGCGTAACCCATGTAGTGTTATGACGTCCGAGACAACCCTTCGTGCGAACAGTACCATACTTGCCATCACACGTTGATTTTGTGTGTTGGGGTCGTGAATATTCCTCGTAGTTCTTTCAGTAGCCGCTTGACGTATGCGGCTCTGCAGCTTGCTGCATAAGAACTCGGTTGAACCAAAACGGTATCCATGTAGACATACATGGTAGCGGGAGAGATTCCGCAGTTCCGTACTAAGGGCCCGCCTCAGTGAGGTTGTGTGTCCGGAAGTAGTCGACAGACTGCACGGTTCGTAATTATTCGCGATGAACAGTCGCTGTAGCGCAGATGTGCGCCTGGAGTGTCTAAATGTGCTATCCGAGTCCGAGATTGGGACGAAAGTTGGAATATGCCGCGATTTGCTACCGCGGTTCGGATCCACGCACAGCTCCTTCAGTGTTTGGAACAGGTATCCCATGTTATCCAAACGTGGCAAAGCCCAACGAGGTAAGGCTAAAGCAAAGAATCAACCTCGTCGTCCAGCACGAAACGCTGGTAAGCCCCGTCGACCCCGGGCTAGTAAGGGGTCCACATCACGTAGCCTTGGAGGAAGATCCTCGGGCCAAGCGCGTCCCCGGACGACGCCTCAGGGTGTCTCTGTCGGTGTTGTCATCCCTCAGTCCTATTTTCGAATGGACGGGAAAGCACAAGCCAATACCGATATTGGTGGGATGGGCGATAGTGTGCGTGTCGTTGGTGCGGATTTGTTCGGAACCGCAGTCAAGTCTGGATCAGCGACAGCAGCCGCCGGCTTTGGCGGAACCGGAACATATTGGACAAACCTTTCTCCAAACTTCATCTCGCCTCGGCTTGGACAGATGGAGGAGATGTTCCAGTACTATGCGATTCG